AGCCTTCTCCAAGATGTTACAATTAAATACAAGGATTTGCCATTTAAGTTCATTGGTATGACTTTATGTTTGCCAAACACTGAATTAGACCAAGATCTATTTGTAGTCAGAGCTACTGTAAAAAAAGGTTGGCCTACATCTTTTGACCTAGGCAGTGAACCCCCATGTATTATATGCATTACATTTGGGAGTCCAGTGTTTATCATGCAATAACTTGTGCTTTTTGTATTCATTGAACTATAGTGTATTGCCTGGTCTGCAAACAACATTGTTGCATAAGACATATTACAATAATGTGTCTTTTGAATTTTTTTAAAAAAAGTTTTGAAGGACTCCCGTGACTCTGACTTAACTGACATGGCACTGTTTGAATCTAGACCGACTGGCAAGTTAAAGATAGGGTCAATTGCAACAGACCTTGTGCTTTGGGTATTAAGCAACATTATGAAGTCACTAAAGTCACATTCACTGCCAGGTGAGCAAGACTGTGGTGGCTTGTAAATTCGCCCTTGAGGATTCTTTTTTTTGTAAGCAACTCCGGACTTGTTGTCAAATAAATTTGCATCAGGGTTTTTAAGTCTAAAATTTATTTGATGGCTTCTCTCAAAATAGGGCTGAGTGACATTTAGGCCTAGTTCAAACTTGTCATTGTGCTTCCTTAAGCTGATACCTTCCTTCTTTTTCACTCCTGCCTCCTGAGCTAAAACCTCTTTAAGACCTAAATCCCCCTCATGTGTACCTGTATAAAAACCTGTATCAAATAACCTCCTCTCACCAGGGAAAACTAAAGCAGTTTTAAGGTTGTTATACATTTCTTTCAAAAAAAGAACCGTTTCATCATTTGAATTTGAGGAAGCTACCACTGCAAGTAAATTCAGACAATTAAGCTGGTCCTTCTGACTTGTTAACCCCTGTGAGACATTAGGATCTCAGGTGAGTCCCCACAGTATAGGACATGGAACGTGGGTTTGGGGTATATATAGCCTTCTGGTTCCAAGTTATCAAGCTCAGCAAAAGAATTTTGAAAATCCCCTGGTTCATGTTTCTTATCCATCAAAGAGGAAATTACACTAGGATCATCAGATAACCGTGAAATTATTTCCAACACATCCTCATCACTACGATACTGTGTATCCATTAGTAAATGTGTTTGGCATGTGTTTGCCTTATAAGCCTCAGGAGGAAAGAATTCTGTTTTAAACTGTGGTGCTTCGTTAACTTCTTTGAAGGACAAATCAGAAATGTACGGTTTTAATGATTCAATTATTTTTGAGGACTCACGATAAAGGATTAAAAATGCGTCCAAAAGCTTTTCAGGTATCTGAACATCTGCGGAACTGAATTCAATTAAAAGGTTTTCAAGACTAGGCTTAACACTTATTATACTCAGCTTGAAATTTACTTCAAGTTCATCAGCCAAAAGCTTAAGACATTTGTATTTTTTCAGTTTTTCTTCCTTTATGTGTTGATTATTAGTGTTTATTGTAACATCGTATACTTTTAGTACTTCAGATGTCAATTCAACCACGTCCGGTGTTAAGCATGAGACATGTTCTGGTAATTCAATCATTGGGAACCTTATCCCTATAGGAGCAACAACTCCCAATTCAGCTTTCAAGCCCATTGACTCTGCAAGCAGGATATGCAATAAGTCATGTCGTGAATGTACTGCAGTCTTAAAATTTAAATCAGATATTTCAGTTGTGGATGTTTCTTTGCAATCCCTAAGGGTACGGATTACATCATGTATCTCCTTATTGTTGAGTCCAAAGAAATCCATGGAAATTAACCAAGTAAGTAGGCTTGTTCAAGAGATGTGCACAAGAAGAATAGAATAAAATAAAACTTAAT